CCCCCGTTAGGCTCCGATGCCCGTGACGTGGACGGCGGCCTCTTCGTCCTCGATGCCGAAGTCGTCACGCACCCGCATGAAGTAGCGGGCGAACAGGTCGTTCTCGGCGACCTTGTCCGTGTCGTCGAGGACGCGGATCTCGACCTCGTCGTAGAGACCGTAGACGAAGTTCTGGGAATGCGTGAAGACGATCTCGTCCTCCGGCCACGCGGCGACCCCGACCACATCGTAGTTGAACGGCGTGATGTCCGAGTCGCCGAAGATGACCGCCGACCCGAGCGGATCCTCGCGCTCGGTCAACGCCATCTTGTACTGCTGGAGCTGGTTCTCGTTCATGTAGAACCGCGGCTCGAACCGGTCCGAGCGCAGGTACTTGTTCGGCATCGCCTGAATCGCCTCGTTGAAGAGGCTGGTGTTGACCGGCTGGGCGTTCCCGTTGGCGTCGGAGTGGTCGTAGGTGGCCGTGTCCGTGGCGTTCGCGAGGATCTTCAGCCAGCCGTCGTTCTGGTTGAGGAACGCGTCGGCGTCCGACTCGTCGCCGTTGATGGCGAGGTCCTGGGTGTCGACCGCGAACTGGCGGGCGAGCATGTCCAGTACGATCTCGTCCACTGAGTCGAGCGTGTCGTCGACGGACTCCCGGCTGAGGTCGTACGCGAGCGTCCCTTTCTCGACGTCGAGACTGACCGCGTCCGTGTTGACGTCGCCCTGGCCGTCGCCGCCGCTGTTCTCCGCGGAGCCCCGACGCATGCGTTCGCCGACGCTGATGCGGGGCAGATCCATCTGGGGCCGCGGCAGGTCTTCCGTCCGGGCGTTCTGGAGCATGGTCGCCGAATCGACGACCTTCTCGTACCACACCTCGAACAGGTCGCGCGGCAGCACGCCGCCGGCCATGTCCGTGGTGTCGAGCTTCTCGAGCGCCTTCTCGTTCTGAGTTCGCGTAGAGCTGATCGTCATCGATGGTTACCTCTTAGCCTTCCGCGGGTCGAGCGTGAACCCGCGCTCCGTCTCATTTTCTTCGCCAGCGCCCTTGCCGAGCTGCTGGGTGCTGGTGCCGGTCTGCTTCGAGATCTCGTCGATACGCTCGGCGTTCTTCTCCTGCTCGTCCTTGAGGTCCTTCGCCCACTCGAGAGCGTCCTCCCACGCGTCCTTCTCCTCGCCGCCGTCACTGCCGGCTTTCTCGCTGGCGATCTCGTCGATCTGCTTGCTGTGCTCCTCCTGCGTGTCCCGCAGGTCCTTCGCCCACTCGGGGGCGTCGTCCCACGGATCGTCGGTGTTGTCGTTGCTCATGGTAGTCGTGTCGTCCGGCGTGTCGCCGCCGGCAGCGGATTCAAACGGCGGTCCGTCCGTGCCTGCACTCTCCTCGCCACCAGCCGAGTCATCTTCGTCTTGGTCGGGGTCGGGCCAGTCGCGGGCCGCGTGGTCCGACAGGTCGAACGCGGTATCGTCGCGGTCGGTGAACCGCGTCATCCCGTGGTCAACGCCGGCGTCCTGGAGGATGTCCAGACTCGCGTCGATCGTCGCGTACAGGCTGTGGCGGTTCGCCTGCGAGAGCGTCCGACCCTCCTTCGCAGCGCCAGCCACGCCCTGCTGGGGGTTGTTCGCCGTCGGCGCGGTCTTGTAGCCATCCTCCGGATTGTCGGATGCGTCGTCATCGGCCCCGAGTGCCGAGAGGAAGGCTTTGCCCGCGCGGTGGAGCATCGACTGCTTGCCCGGCTCGTCGGAGCCGTCGGCCTCCACGGCGTCGTTGAGGAGGTCCCACAGGCGTTCGGCCTCGGCTTCGGAGTGGCCGCGCTCCATGGCCTCCTCGACGAAGCCGTCGGGGTCGCCGAGGTAGTCGCCCAGACGTTTCTCCGTGTCTGCCTTCGTCTCCAGAATCTGGGCGTCCGGCACCGCCGGGATGTCGACCGCGCTCACCTCGCGAATGATGCCGCTGACGAGCTCCCAGACGAGCGCGTCCTCGTCGAGGTCGGCCGGCATCGCGACGTTCTCGACGTCGTCCTGCTCGAACGGGCCATCCCATTCGACCTGGATCGCGCCGATGCTGTAGCCGGCGAGGATGTCGTCGAGGACGAGGTCCCACAACTCCTCGTGGTTGATCCGCCACTCTTGGATCCATGCGCCGGCGGGCGCTTCGGTGCCGCCGATCTCCGTGGATTCGTCGAGGACCTCGTTGCGTTCGAGGGTCATCCAGTCGTCGGGCCAGACGGCGTGCATGACGCCACCGCCCGCTTCGCCGGCCTCGACGAAGGCTTCGAACTGGTCGGCGAACTCGCGGATGGTGTCCTCGCGGACGAAGTCGTTCTGGAGATCGGCTTTGTCCGGCACCATCACGATGCCGGCAGCGATCTGTTCGTCGTCGTCTTTGGCGACGAACTCGACATCCTTGCGGAACGCTGACCCGCCAGCCTTCGTTACGGGTGGCATGTGTCAGTCCTCGTTCGTGTCGTTGGCGGCGTCCGCGTCGGCGTCCTCATCACGGACTCGCTCCGTCGCGAGGACGCCACGCTTTTCGCCGCGCTCTTTGTCGCTAGTCATAGTCAGAAACCCCGGTCGGGCCTCGCACAGAGAGTCGGGTGCTCCCTGGGTCATCGGCCACCCCTGCTACAACGGAATGTCGTCGGGGACGTCCTCCGGATCCGGGCTCGGCCCCTCGGGCAGCCGGTCATGAAAGTTCGTCACCTCGATGTAGGGATACTCGAGCCGGATGTTGTCGTAGTGATAGCTCCCGTGGCTCGACGCGGCGGCGAGCGCCCCCCACTCCGTCACTGGGACGTCAACGTAGGCGTAGAGCGAGCTTTGACCGTCGCGCTGGAACGACAGGTAGAGTTCCTGCGCTTCGATGTCGTACAGGCCCTCGTCGAGATTTGAGCTGTTGAATTGCGTCTGCTCGATCTCCTTCATTGCGAGGTCCGCCTTCACCTCGTCCCAGTCGCGCTCCCCGACCTTGTTCTCCACCGGGGGCAGTTGCGCCTCCAGCGAGGGTTCGCCCCCGCCCCGCGGGTCCCTGCTGCCGCGGAGGTTCACGAGGAGCGTGTCGCCATCGACGGGGTGGTCGTCGGGGAGCGGCCCCCAGCCCGCGTCTTCGCGGGCTTCATCGACGGTGACGGCCCAGCCCGCCGCGGTGGCGCGCTGGTTGACAACGCGCGCGTTCTTCTCGGGACGGTCCGCCCCGCGGAGCTCAAACCGAATGGTCCAGTCGTCCACGTCGAGCGCGGTCTGATGCAGGATCTTGTAGAGGCGCGCCTCGAACTTTTTCTGCTCGGGCGCGATGACGTCCTCGGCGAACTCCTGGACCTGCTCTTTCGAGTTCGACCGGTTCGAGGTGTCCGTGACGTTGATGAGGATCGGCGGCACCTCATGGACCTTCGCGATCTCGTGCTCGTTGCGCTCGCGGAACGACTCAAACTCCATGTCGAGATCCTCCCTAGAGCCGACCGGCTCCAGCTCGATCTCGATGTCGGTGCCGTTTTCGCCGGTCAGGTCGTGTTTTTGCTCGAACTCCTCGACCTCGAGGATGGCCGTGCGGTACCGGCTGCCCTTGAGGTTGTCCATCAGCTGCCGGAGTTCGTCTTTGGAGTCCTCGGTGAGCGTGCCGCCGGTGACCTTCACGACGTAGTAGGGGATGCCGAGGTTGTCGAAGATGTCGTGGTTCCATTCTTTGGCGGCTTGGTCGGCTCCCATTGTTTGCATCGCCGCCACCCAGTCGGGGACGCCGTAGTACAGGCTGAGCGGACTGGGGTTCGGGAGGAAGATCAGTTCGTTCGCCGGGCCATCCGGTAGTGCGTCCGCACTGCTGGCGGTGTCGCCAGTTTCCTTATCGACGAACGTCGGGTCGTCGCCGTAGCGGTCGCCTGCCTCCCCGAAGTATCGACGGCGGCCCTGCCGGATCTGGACGTAGCCATGGCCGCTCTTGATGACTTCTTTTTCCTCGCCGTCCTCGGTCTCGATGGTTGACGTGGTCTTGCGGACGCGGACGGTCGTCGCGGGGACGTGCGCGAGCCCGATCGGGGTGCCGTCGCCCTCGACGAGGATTTCGAGGGCGGCCCAGCCGATGCCGTGGTAGTCCTGGCGGGCGAGTTCGAGGACCTCTTCGGGTGTGGCGGCCGCAGTCCCCTCGGGCCCGATCTGCCAGCGTGAGTCTGCGCCCCGCCACAGGGTTTCGACCGCCTCGTAGTCGTCACCGTCCGGATCCGGATCGTCGGCTTGCGAGTGCGGGACGATGTCGAAGCCGTACCCGACTTCGTACCGTGATTTCTTCCGGATGCACGCTTGATGGGTTTCATTTAATTCTTGGAAGGACGCAAGCGTTGCCGGGTTGTACGGGGGTTGGATGCCGCGGCCGACGTCGGTCGCGATCCGGCGCTCGTCGAGCTGGGTTGTCTCTTCGGCCTTCGACATCGCGCTCGTGTTGCCGAGCGTCGAGACCGAGAGCGATACTTCGGACGCCTCCTGGTGGCTGTCGTCCTCGGGGGGATCGTTGCTACTCATCGGTATGCTGGAACTGGATTAGAGGTAACTGACACCGGTACCGTCGTCCGCGCTGTCCTCGCCGTCGCCGGCCGCGGTCTCGGTCTCGGTGCCGAGCCCCATCTCTTCAAGTCGCCGGAAGCCCTTCTCGGCCATGTACCACGACGCGATGAGGTCCGGCGTATGCCCGGAGAGCTTGCCGTCGCGGCGCTCCAGGCTTTGCATCGCCGTGATGAAATCCTCGGTCGGCCGGTGGCCGCGATGGAAGAGGATGTAGCCGTTATCGACGAGCCGCCGGATGCGCGGAATGCCGTTTTCCCAGCTGTGCTTCTGGCCGGACGTCGTCAGGCCCGTCACCTTCGCGGCCAGCTGGGCGTCGAACTCGATGGCGTCCTCAGCGACGTACGACTGCATCCCGTTGCCCTCAATCACGATCAGCGCGGGGTCGTACCGCCGGTCGAACTCGAGAAGTTGGGCTTTCACGGCGCTGGGCTTCATGCCCGTCTCCGCGTGGGCGTCGAGGAGGCGACGGCGGCCATCGCGCTGGAGGAGCCACGCGGAGAACGCGGCATCGTCGCCCGTCGGCGAGTTGGCGGGGTCGTGGCCGACGATGATCGCTTCGCCGGGGCCCGCGCGGTACTTCGACGGCGGGTCGCGGTCCGTGATGGAGCAGCCACCCTCGCTCGCGGGCGTCCGGACGTCTGTCGCATCGACGAGGTTGCCGCTCGACCCCATGATGACGAGACAGTACTCCCGCCAGAACCGGTGGTCGGCCATCTTCGAGCGCTTGTCCGCCAACCACTCCGGCCCGCGCGCCTCCGGCCACAACACGTGCAGAGTTTCGCCCTCGTTCCAGGGGTCGTCGACCTCCGTGTAGCGGCTCGGGTCGGGGCGGCGCGCCTCCCAGTCGTCGTCCTCCCGGAACTGCTGGTCCCAAAAATCGAGAATCGCGGGGTACTCGTTGAAGTCGTACCCGTCGAGCGTCCGGAAGTGACTGTAGATGTCGTCCGGGCGCTTCCGGGTGCCGATGCCGATTGTCCGCCCGTGGTCTTTGACCATCGGCACGCAGACGGCTTCGATCCAGTCGAGGACGTCCTCGGTGTCGCCGTCGCCTTTCTCCTTGATGATGTCGTC